AATTTTTTAGTCCCGCTCTAAACAAGTGGGATTTTTTTAAGTTACATGTTGATTTTTTTAAAAAAGCAGGTATAATAGTTTTATTGAGTAGGAGATTAAATATGAGCATAAAAGTAACAGATAGCAGAGTTGGTAAGAGTGTATTTGTTTCAATTCAAGCACGCCGTAATTACTTGAATGATTCAAAAGAGTGTGCTAGGATTGTAGTTGAAAGTTTGCCAGTCTTTAGAGAACTTCTCGATCTACCAAAAGATCTATTTGTAAGAATAGCTACTAAGCCTGGAAACATGAAAGGATCATACCTTCATAGTCAAAGGTTAGTTTTTATTAATGTCTGTAACTTTAATTATGATGCAGTAATGACCACCCTAGCGCACGAGCTAGTCCATGCTGAGCAATTCAAAAAAGGTAAGCTAAAAATTCATTCAACCAATAAAGGGTACGTACATTATTGGAATGGTGAACGCGTAACTAATAAAGGTATGACGTATAATAGTTACAGAAAACAACCCTGGGAGGCGGAAGCGTTTGGTAGGCAAGAGGAGCTTAAAAAACAAGTTACAAAAAAGTTAAATAAAAAGTTTTGTTGAAGTAACAGTTGATTTTTTCAAAAAATCGTTTTATAATTATCATGTCAATTAAAAAAGGAGAATTTAATGGCACATGAACTTGAAGTAGTAAATGGTGAAGCATCAATGGCGTATGTTGGTGAAGTACCTTGGCACGGACTTGGTAAGAAAGTTCCAGCTGACCTCTCGCCAGAGCAAATGCTCAAAGCAGCCAATCTTGATTGGACCGTAGAAAAGCGTCAGTTGTTTTTTCAAACTAATAGCGGCAATGTAGGAACTAACGCTCGCGCATTAGTACGCTCTTCTGATAACAAACTGCTTACAATTGTTTCTGATCAATGGAACCCAGTTCAGAACATTGAAGCATTCCAGTTCTTTGATGATTTTGTACATGCTGGTGATATGGAAATGCATACCGCTGGTAGTCTTAAAAATGGCAAGATCGTTTGGGCAATGGCTCAGATCAAAGATTCTTTTGAACTTTTTGGTGGAGATAAAGTAGATGGATACCTTTTGTTTAGTAACCCTCATGAGTTTGGTCGTAGTATCGACATCCGCTTCACTCCCGTCCGTGTGGTATGTAACAACACGCTTACTTTCGCGCTTAGCGCCGATTCTCGCTCGCAAGTTAAAGTGAGCCACCGCTCGACTTTTGATCCAGATGAAGTAAAGTCACTCTTAGGAATTGCTAAAGAAAAACTTGCGTCCTACAAAGAGCAAGCTCAGTTCCTTGGCTCTAAGAAGTATGATAAAGAAACTATTGTCGAATACTTCAATCGTGTGTTTCCGTCCCTTTCGAAAGACCAGCACACTGCTGACGATATTCGTAAAGCTCCAATATCTCGGCAAGCAGAGGAAGCGGTTGCTGTGCTTCATACTCAGCCTGGTGCTCAATTTGCTGAAGGGTCTTGGTGGCAAGCATTTAATACTATCACCTACATGACGGATCATAAACTTGGCCGCTCTACTGACACACGCCTAACTTCTTCCTGGTACGGACAGAATCGTATCAAGAAAGAAAAGGCTCTGGAGTTAGCAGTAGAATATGCTGAAGCAGCTTAACAAGGATGCCCCCCGCAAGGGGGGCTTACAACTATGAACAATGATGATTTTAGTGACGTAGATGAAGTGTATCTTAAAGACTATAAGGTTGCAGAAAGTTGTTTTTATGGTCTTTTGAAAAATGGGCGCACACCGATGGAATCGTTTGGTATCATCCTTGGAATGGTAGCAAATCAATTTAGAAGGCATGGATGGACAAGGCAAGAGTTTATTGATTTTCTTAGCTGCTTACAAGACACTGATTGGCCAGATGATCCTCCAAAAAAACCTAATTTAACTCTTGTTAAATGAAACTGTTCATATTTCTTTCTTTTGTACTCTTGGCTGGTTCTGCATTATCAAGTGATATATCATTTGGTACTGGGGAAGATAGAGATTGTTCATTAGCAAGAGCACTTGCCATAAAGGATGCTATTGAAAGTTACTCTAAGCAAGAGTTTGATTTTATGCAAACGCAAGAGTGTAGCGAGAAGAATGTAAGTGGTATTAATTGTACTTTTAATAAACATTTACAGACTGAAGTAGCCGGTACGCTTAAGCGTGTTGTTACAGAAACACAAAAAGAGAAAAAAGATCTTTGTGTCGTAGAGGTTAAGGTAGAACTAGAAAAAGCAAGAACTTTTTTTGGAGATGTTACAGGTGATAGTAACGTGTACGCAGGTAGTGTACTAAACTTCAAAATTACTACCTATGAGCGTTTGTATGTTTATATCTTTAATGTTTATAACAGATCTCGTGTAGAACTTTTATATCCAAAACACAATACTAACACTAACATAGTTGATGGTGTATTAAAAGCCGAAATGCTTAACACTGAATTTAGAACTTATCTTGAGCCTCAGTCTGAGTTTAGTAAAGAAAGCATTATGGTGTTGTTTACAAAACATAGAGTAACATTTAAAAATCAATTGACCGAAAAGGATATCTATGATACTATAGCCTCTATACCTGTTCATTCCAGGAAATTAGTTTATCATAACTTTGTTATTGTACGGAGAAAGTAAATGAGATTTAATATGATTATGACTTATGTGGTGCTTTGTACTACTGGTATTGTTACAGCTGGTTGTTCTTCACTTCCATTTGCTAAACAAGATCCTAATAAGACCGTAGAAGTTCCTGCTCTAAAGGGAAATGAAATCCCTCAGTGGTTTTTAGAAAAGGAACAACCCGATTCAAAATTTATTACGGTTACTGCTACAGATGTATCTAAGGATATGCAGTTTGCAATTGATAAGGCTACTCACAATGCTAAGCTTCAAATTGCATCGAGACTCAAATCTGATATTGATGCAGTAGTGAGAGAGTCCACTCTTGAAAGTGGTAGTGGTATAAAAGATGCTGAGCGAGAGATTGACCGTGTATCAAAAATTCGCACTAAGCAAGCAATCTCTTTATTTAAGAGAGAAAACTTAGCTGTGTTTCGCGAGGGCGAGCATTACAGAGCTTATGTGATGTTTAGGATAGGCATTGAAGATGCTAAACGCCTTACACATAAGCCAGATACTAAATCAAGAGAAGATCGCTTTAAAGAACTTCAAGATTCAGTTGATGTAAAAGTAATTCAGTAATATAATCCTCCATAACGACCCTAAATATTAGGGTCGTCTTTTTATTATTATAATATAATGGAGTTTGTATGAAACAGCCTGTTGCATTGATTACCGGCATTACCGGTCAAGATGGTTCTTACCTAACAGAACTATTACTCGAAAAAGGTTACGCTGTACACGGAGTTGTTAGAAGGTCCTCTTCAATCAACACAGCTCGTATCGACCACCTCTACACCCATCCAAATCTTAAACTGCACTATGGTGACGTTACAGATTCGTTGTCATTAATGGCAATCTTAAAAAAACATAAACCAAATGAAATTTATAACTTAGCAGCTCAGAGTCACGTTAAGGTATCTTTTGAGACTCCAGAGTACACTGCTATGGTAGATGGTCTAGGTACACTACGAATATTGGAATCAGTGCGTTTGCTTGGAATGGAAGATAAGGTAAAAATCTACCAAGCATCAACATCAGAGTTGTACGGTCTTGTACAAGAAACTCCACAAAAAGAAACTACTCCATTCTATCCAAGATCGCCATACGGTATTGCTAAACTATATGCTTATTGGATTGTAAAGAATTATAGAGAATCTTATGATATGTTCGCGTGCTCTGGGATTTTGTTTAACCACGAATCCCCTCGCCGTGGCTTTAACTTTGTAACAAAAAAGATTGTTGATGGTTTACGTAACATCCAGCAAGGTAATCAAAAAGAACTATTGCTTGGTAATCTTAATGCTCTTCGCGATTGGGGACACGCTAAAGATTATGTAAATGCGATGTGGTTAATACTTCAGCAAGATAGAGCTGACGATTATGTAATAGCAACAGGCAAGCAATATTCTGTTCGCCACTTTGTTGAAAAGTGTGCGCCATACTTTGGTATTAATATTCGCTGGCTTGGTGAAGGTATTAATGAAGTAGGCATCGATACACTTACAGATAATATTGTCGTTCGTGTAGATCCAAAATATTTTAGACCAGCAGAAGTAGAAACGCTGTTAGGTGATCCTACAAAAGCTAAGACTGAGCTTGGTTGGGTACCTCATTATACATTTGATATGTTAGTAGACGAGATGTGTACAAAGGAGCATTAATGAATAAAGATGATAAGATTTACGTTGCTGGCCATAGAGGATTGGTTGGTTCTTCAATAGTTAGAAAACTTAAACAAGAAGGATATAATAATTTACTTTTAAGATCTAAAGAAGAATTAGACCTCAGAGAGCAAAACGATGTAAAGGACTTCTTCTTTCAAGAAAAACCAGACTATGTGTTTTTAGCTGCAGCAAAGGTTGGCGGTATTAATTTTAACTACACCGATGCAGCTGACTTCATTTATGATAACTTAATGATACAAACAAATGTTATTGATGCCGCCTATCGTAACAAATGTAAAAAACTTTTATTTCTTGGTTCAGCATGTATCTATCCAAAGGTTACTCCTCAGCCAATCAAAGAAGAGTATTTGCTCACAGGTCCTCTAGAGCCTTCCAATGAAGGATATGCTCTTGCAAAGATTACTGGTCTGAGAATGTGTGAGTACTATCGCAGACAGTTTGGTTTCAATGCTATTAGTTTAATGCCAGCTAATCTTTATGGTCCAAATGATAACTTCATACCAGAACAAGGTCACGTTATTCCTGGTATGATTACAAAGTTTTTTAATGCAATTGATAAGGGTGAGAGTTCTGTCACGACATGGGGCGATGGTACACCAACAAGAGAGTTTCTTTACGTTGATGACTTGGCAAGTGCTTGTGTCTATTTAATGAATGTCTACAATAGCCCAGCACACATTAACGTTGGTAGTAATGTTGAGATTTCAATTAAAGACTTATCTGAAATTATAAAGAAAGCAGTTGGGTTTAAAGGTGACATTATTTGGGACACTTCTAAACCTAATGGCACACCAAGAAGAAAAACTGACAATTCAACATTATTTGCAATGGGCTGGACTCCTACAGTTTCATTTGAAGAAGGTTTAGCGAGAACAATCGAATGGTACAAAAACAACAAGCGCTAAGATGGCCTTTGATGGGCGAGACGATTACTTTTGGGGATCGTCTAAAGATGGCTTACTTTACCCTGACTACCAAAAAGTTTACAAACGGCGAAAAGGTTAAACAGTTTGAGTCTGAATGGAATAAGTGGTTAGGCTCTCGTTACTCACTTTATGTTTCTTCTGGTAGCACTGCTAATCTTTTACTTGTAGATTCTGTAAAAGAATTATATGGGCTAAAGAATGGGGATAAAGTTTTAGTTCCTGCTTGCACTTGGGTAACAAACATTGCTCCAATTATTCAATCTGGTCTTAAGCCAATCTTCTGTGACATTAATTTACAAAACTTTAGCTTTGATTTAATGCAAGCTAGAGAGATTGCTAAACAACATGATATTAAACTAATATTTGTAACACATTTGCTTGGTTTCTCTGGACAGAATGAAGAACTGTCTAAGTTGTTTCCTGAAGCATTAATTATAGATGATGTATGCGAGTCTCATGGTTGTTTAGATCCCCATGGAGCTAAAAGAGGTTCCAAATCTTTAGGTGCAACATTCAGTTTTTATTTTGGACACCATATGTCTACAATCGAAGGAGGTATGGTTTCTACAAACAATGAAGACTTGTATGACCTTATGAAGATGAAAAGGAGTCATGGGTTTGCTAGAGAGTCGATTCGGTTTGATCAGCATGCTAACAAATATCCAGACATCGATAAACAATTCCTCTTTATGACAAATGGATACAATTTGAGGAATCATGAGATATGTGCTGTGTTGGGTTCTTCTCAACTCAAACGATTGGATACCATGGTTACAATTAGAAGACGTAACTATTTTAAATTTGTAAAGATATTAGAGACATATAGTGATCTGTTCTATACAATCGAACACGATCCATCTAATAGTAGCTTTTGTTTTCCTTTCATATGTAAGAGTAAAAAAATTATGGAGCTTATGAAGGAAAGCTTCGTTAAAAATAAAATTGAATATAGACCTGTAGTTAGTGGTAACCTTTTGAGTCAACCTTTTCTTAAAGGATATGCTATTCAAGGTAAAGGACCATTTAATGTAGACCTGGTACACAAACAAGGAGTTTACATTGGTAATAATCATTTTGTTACCAATGCAGACATGAAATTTTTAGAAAATGTTGTTGGAGAAATACATGAAAAGTTTTTACAAAATAATTTTTAACTGAAAGACAAATGTGAATAAAATTATATTCTTTAATCACGCTCACAAAGGTGACTTGCACACTCATAAAGAGTTTGTTAGGCAAATTAAAAACGAACTTAAAGAGGTTAAGTTTGAATATCTTACCGAGAATCCACAGAAACTACTAGATGAGTTGGACATTAAGATTACTGGTAGTCCACATAAGTTTGATTATCGTAAACCCCTCTACAAGTATGAAAATACTCTTTGTGTCAATACTTGGGTGGGTTATTTTTGGGATATATTTTGTAAGCATGGTGGAATTAATATGCATACATTATATGAGCAGTGGGGCAAATTGTTTAATGCAATAAACAAAACATTTAATACATCAATTGTTCTTAAACCAAACAAAGAGGATTACCTTCCCAAAATAAATTACAACCAGATAAACACCACGCTAGTAGATAGTTTTCTGGATCATAGAAAAAATAGATTTAAAGTTTTAATCTGTAATAATGAACCTCTTTCATCACAATCTTTTTCTTCCAATATGGCCAATATTATTAATCAGCTTGCAGAAGAGTTTAGAGATGTAGATTTTTATTGTACTAATTCTTTTGAAACTGTATTAGACAATGTTTTTTTTACCAATGACATTACCAAATTTGCGGATGATTGTGATTTGTTAGAAATTAGTTATTTGAGCACCAAAGTAAATGTTATAGTAGGCAAGAATTCTGGACCATTTGTTTTTTGTGAAACTTACGACAACTTTATGGATTCAAATAAAATTTTTATTTCGTTCAATAAAAAAAATCCAGAGTATGAAACCATTAAAGAAACTATGTCTAATGGGTTGAATATTAAATGCAAGTACAATGCGGTTCCTGTAAACAATAACCATGTATTGTCTGAAGAAGAAACAGAATTAATATACAATACCATTAAAGAAGCACTTCCCAATGAAAAAGCTTAAGATTGGTTTTGCTGACACACACGACCATCTTCAGCAGTTCTTTGTTAGTATTTTACAGCAAAGATATGATATAGAGGTTGACAACAAATCACCAGAGTATCTTTTGTTTGGTGATGAAAACTTTGGTACTTCAAATCATAAGTTTACAAAAAGTGATTGTATAAAGATTTTCTACACAGGAGAAAATAGACGACCCGATCAGTATGACTGCCATTATGCTATTTCATTTGACCACAACTATAATCCGTGGCACTATAGGTTACCTTTGTTTGTTATCTATATGTGGGCACTAAAAAACATACACAACACAAAGTACGGTAAAAATTACATTTTTAAACCAGAAGTAAGAACAAAAGATAATTTTTGCTCTTTTGTTGTACAGAACCCTAGATGCCAAGAACGAAATTCTTTTTTTCAGACTTTAAATTTAATAAAGCATGTTGATAGTGGAGGACCTCTTTATAACAATATCAATGCAAAGCTAGATGGTGAAGAAGCAAAGATAAATTTTCTTTCAACGAGAAAATTTAACATATGTTTTGAGAGTATGTCACATCCTGGTTATGTAACTGAAAAATTGCTTCATGCTTTTTATGCTGGTACAATTCCAATCTATTGGGGTAGTCCTACAGTGGAGTCAGACTTTAATAAAGATAGCTTTATTAATGTACATAACTTTAAAAACCAAAAAGAAGCTATTGACTTTGTTTTGAAAGTAGATGAGGATAATGATCTATACAATGAGATTCTGAGTGCACCTAAATTTATTAATAACATCCCCCCGTCATATCTTTTATACAATAACTTTTTAAACTGGTTTGATGCAATAGTGTATCAGAAAGTACTATCCAGATGAAAATTCAAACGTTTATTTTTAATTGGCGTAACCAATTAGATAAAACTATTTACAAAGAAAAACAACTTAACGCGCTTGGTAAGAATCCAATTATTATTAATAGTGACGACAACAATAAGTTTAATCATTGGCATAACATAGGTGAGGATAGCTACTTTACCGCTCAGTATTTAAAAGCTATAGAACTATTTGATAGTGATGTACTATTTCATATACAAGCTGACGCCTCTTTTGAAGATTGGGAATTAATTTATACTGCAGCAGAAAAGTATATAGAAAAATACAAATGTGGTATATATGCTCCTAATGTTGATTACACTTTCTATACATCCGATAGAGTAGATTTGCCTAAGATAAAATTTGGTGATAATACAAATCTTAAAATGGTTTCTAATCCCGATTGTACTTGCTGGTTTGTGCATAAAGATATAATTAACGAAGCAATAAAACGTAATATTAATTTTGCTCCTTTTAAGATGGGTTGGAGCTTTGATATAATTTATACTGCGCTAAGTTTTATGATGAAGCGTCCTGTAATAAGAGATTACAATTTTACAGTCGAACATCCTCCAGGAACAAACTATAGTAAAGAGCAAGCTGAAAAAGAAATGCACAAGTTTTATGAAACACTAGAGCCTGATGTAAAAGAAGCTTTTGGATACATCAAGGGTAATCATATCAATCTTTTGAAATATTATAAAAAATGAGATTAGACTTTTTAGGTATTAATCAACTTCTTTCGGATAAACTACAAAGTGGTGATCCGTTTTCGTGTCTCAGAATAGATAATACAGCTGGATATGTGATTGATTGTATCTTTAAAAATATTCCTATTTCTCCAGCATTTTATACCAGTAGCACTTTAATTGAAGGTGGTGTTTATCCAACAAATATGGAGTATGGTATTAACGTAGTTCAAAAAGAAACGTTTAAAATAATGGAGAAAGCTGATATACTTGGCTTTGTTGATATGTCAGGGGAAATTAAAAATGGGCCACTGTCACATTTCTTTGAAAACAAAGATATGTTTTTCTACCCTGACTTTTATGTTATGGATCCAGGACCTTTGCTTGGTTGTGCTACAAAGAATTTTGGTTTACCAAAACCACAAATACCTTGGACTCATTATTTAAAGAATAAAAAAGTATTAGTAATTTCCACACACGTCGAGTCAATAAAACAACAATGGAAACAAATTGATAAGGTTTGGGGGGATAAAAAAGATTTAATAGTTCCATATGAACTTGTTGATGTTATAAGATCTCCTTATCACCCCACAATGGATGATAGACAACCTGAAAATTGTGAGACATGGTTAGATTCTGTAGAGCATATAAAAAAGATTATTGATGGTTATGACTATGATGTTTTGTTAGCAGGATGTACAACATCAGCTCCTTTCTATGTTCAGCATGCTAAGGAAAGAGGTAAGGTAGGTATTCAAACCGGAGGGGCAATACAATTGCATTTTGGAGTATATGGATATCGCTGGACAAAAGTACCTGGGCACAGTGAGTGGCATAATATATTCAATGAACATTGGATATATCCATTAAAGATTGATGAAGCAAACAACAGACTATTATATCCTAACTTAGAGGTTAACTTCGCTTATTGGGGATAGTGTGGATAAACAAACAATATTTAATAACATACAAACCTTTCTTAGTCTTAAAAAAGCTGATAAGAAACGTCACTCCTGGCAACCTGGTAAAGATTATATTAATTATTCAGGACCGTATTTTGATTACAAAGAAATATTAGCCGCTACAGAAACTTTGTTAGATGGTTGGTTAGTAATGGGAGACAAATGTGTAGAGTTTGAGAAAAGATTTCCTAAGCAGTTTGGAAAGGAATACGGTATTCTTACTAATTCTGGTTCTAGCTCAAATCTATTAATGATGTCCACTCTTACTTCTAAGAGAGGTTATAACTTACCAAAGGGTACTAAAGTTTTAATGCCGATTGCTGGTTTTCCAACTACACTTAATCCAACTCTTCAGGTTGGATTTGAACCTGTGTTCTTAGACATTGAACTTGAGACTCTTAACTTAGATCTTACTAAGGCAGAAGAATTAATTAAACAACATGACATTAAAGTAATTACATTTGCTCATGTGTTAGGTAATCCTCCACATATGGAATGGATTATGTATCTTGTTGAAAGATACAATCTAATATTGCTAGAAGATTGTTGTGATGCACTTGGTAGTACCTATGATGGTAAACCACTTGGTTCATTTGGCAACATGGCTTCTTGTTCGTTTTACCCAGCTCACCACATGACAATGGGGGAAGGTGGGTTTGTTGCATGTAAGGATTATGATACCGAAGTTATTCTAAGGTCGTTTAGAGAATGGGGTAGAGGTTGTTATTGTATTGGACCCGAAGCTAACAAACTTAAGTGTGGTACTTGTGGTAAAAGATTTTCAGAATGGATACCTTGTATGCAAGGGGAAATATTTGATCACAAATATGTTTATAACGAAATAGGTTACAACCTAAAACCAATTGAACTACAGGGAGCAATGGGGTTAGTTCAATTGGATAAGTTGGATGAAATTCATTCCTTGCGGAAAAGAAACTATAAACTTCTTTTTGATATCTATTCAAAGTATGAAGAATATTTTCATCTACCAAGACCACAACTTAAAAGCGATCCAAGCTGGTTTGCTTTCCCTCTAACCATTAGAAAAGGTAGTCCATTTAACAGAAACGATATTGTAGATTACTTAGAAGAATCTCTTATTCAGACTCGTCCTTACTTTGCTGGTAACATTATGCTACAACCAGCATATTCACACATTATGGATCCAAGTGTTGCAAAGAATGATTTTCCAATTGCTACTCATGTGATGTTAAACACATACTTTCACGGTACGAGTCCAGTAATCACACCAGAACAGATTGCTTACATTGGAGAAAGAGTTGATTCGTTTATGAGTTTATTTGCATGAAGTCTTTGTCACTCTCGTCATTGAACATAGATGGACAACCTATGTTTAAGTATCTTGATAAGGCTAAGTTACTAGAGAGTCAAGGACGAAAACTTGTTCACATGGAAATAGGCGACCCAGACTTCTCAACTCCAAAAAATATTGTTGATAAAGCAGTAGAGTCTTTGTATAGAGGGGATACTCATTATTGTAGTAGTTTTGGTCTTTTAGATTTTAGAGAAACAATTAGACAAGCTACACTTAGAAGTAGATCATTTCTCCCAGACACAAATCAAGTGTTAGTGGTTCCTGGTGCAAATATTGGAATTTTTTATTCTATTTTCTGTTTAGTAGATCCTGGTTGTGAGGTAATTGTGCCAGATCCTGGATTTGCAACATACTATAGTTCTATAAAAATGTGTGGTGCTATTCCAGTTCGAATACCACTCAAAGAAGAAAATGATTTTAGGATGAGCCCTGATGATATTGCAAAAGCTGTGACACCTAAAACAAGACTTATTATTATCAATAGTCCTAACAATCCCACTGGCAGTGTTATGACTGCTAAGGAGATAGAAGCTGTTTATCAAATAGCAAAAGAAAATGATTTGTATCTGTATAGCGATGAGATCTATAGCAGAATGATTTTTGAGCCATTTAAATTTTTTAGTCCAAGCATATTTGACAAATGTAAGGAAAGAGTAATATTAAGTAATGGATTTAGTAAAGCATTTGCAATGACTGGATGGAGACTAGGAGCTATTATTGGTCCTGAAAATGTTATAGAAAGAATGGCAGCACTATTACAAACAACAAGCAGCTGTGTTAGCCCATTTATTCAATATGCTGGTAAAGAGGCAATAGAGGGCACACAAGAAGTTGTATTCCATATGATGCAAGAGTATAATGAAAGAAGAAGTATACTTGTATCTGGTCTTAACAAAATTAAAAATATAAGCTGTGTTGAACCCGGCGGAGCATTTTATGTTTTTCCAAACATAACACAAACTAAGCTTTCTTCTAATCAAGTTTGTGATCAATTGTTAGAAGAAGGGCTGGTATCGTTACCTGGTAACTGCTTTGGTAACTATGGTGAAGGTTATATTCGACTTTGTTATGCTACTAGTAAAGAAAATATCTATAAAGCATTAGACATTATTAATAAGTGGGTATTAAAGATATGAGAGTATGTGATTGGATAGCTCAATTCCTTTATAATAAAGGCATAGACCGTGTTCATGGTTTAATGGGAGGCGGTGCTAGCGGTCTTAATGATGGCTTCATTAAACACGGTAAAATTAAGTATATTTGCTATCATCACGAGCAAGGAGCTGGCCATGCTGCTATTGGAGAGAGTAAATACACTGGAAACTTTTCTGTAGTAAATCCAACTACTGGTTGTGGTGGTACAAATTGTGCTACAAGTGTTTTGAATGCTTGGCAGGATTCAGTTCCAGTTGTGTTTATTTCTGGAAACGTAAGACTCAATACTTGTAGCGGAGAAATTAATAAACAAAAGAACATTAACATTCGTAAGTATGGTATCCAAGAACATCACATTGTTGATACTTACAAGAATATGACTAAGTTTAGTTATTTTGTTACTAATGTTAACGAAGTGAAGAAAGTTTTAGAAAAAGCTATTGACATTGCAACAAGTGGCCGTAAAGGTCCTGTGTGGATTGATATTCCCGGTGATATACAAACTGCCTTAATGCCAAATAGTTATAACATTTTAGAAAGTTTTTGGAAAGAGAGCAAGAGACCTTTGGTACTTGCTGGTTATGGTATTAGACAGTCTAACACCGTAGAACTTTTTAGAGAGTTTATTTTAGATTACAGTGTTCCATATGTAAGTACGTATGGAGCTCGAGACTATTTTGAACACGATCATCCACTAAACATAGGTACTGTTGGTATTAAAGGAAGTAGAGCTGGAAACTTTGCATTGCAAAATTGTGATAGTTTGCTTGTGCTTGGTTCCAGTCTTAATTCTAGTGTAATTGGATATGATCCAAAACAATTTAGTCCTTACACACCAAAACTCATAGTTGATTGTGATGAAGACGAATTGAACAAAAACATTTTAGATCAATATCAAACTTTAAATGCAGATCTCAAAGAATTCTTTGGAGACACACTTTGAATAAAAATGAATGGATAGTAAAATGTAATCACTGGAAAAATAAATGGCCAGTTATTCAGCCAGAATATTTTAATGATCAAAATGGTATTAATCTTTATGCTGTACTAGACGCTGTTAATAAACATAGTGGAATAGATGATGTCATTATGGGAGACGCTGGGAGTATAAGCTATGCTGGTCCAGTTGCATTAAAAGCCAAAGGTAATCAAAAATTTATTTTTAGTCCTGCACAAGCTGACATGGGATGGGCATTACCAGCTAGTATAGGTGTAGCACTATCAACAGATAGAAATGTTATTCCAATTATTGGTGATGGCAGTTTTATGAGCAACATTCAAGAGTTAGCTGTTGTGAGAGAGCACAACTTAAATATAAAATTTTTAATTCTAAACAATTCCGGCTACTTAAGCATAAAAAACACGCAAACAAAATACTTTGGGGGTAGAGTGTTTGGAACAAGTAGTGAAACTGGTTTGTGGTTTCCAGATTTTAAACAAATAGCAAAAGCATTTGATATGGAGTATGTAAGAATCAATTTGGTTGAAGAACTAAATGAATTAAAGGTTGTGTTCAAATCCAAGAAAGCTTTTTTGGTGGATTGTATTTGTACAAAAGATCAAGAAATACTTCCAGCCCAAGCTCTTAAAAATGGCAAGCAATGCGGACTGCACGATATGACTCCGTTCTTAAGTGACGAAGAACTAACTAATGAAATGATTGTTACTATTTAAAAAAGGTGGATTTTTTGAATAAATTAATGGATAGTATTGAATTAAGACAGGGTTGGTATTGGCCTAAATCTGATACAGAATATTGGGAGCATTGTAAGGAGTATCCAGATGTTCCTGTAAAATTATCAAATTTTGTAAAAAACAAGGATGTTGTAATACAAGCGGGTGGTGCAGTTGGGTTATACGTTAAAGAGTACTCAAAAATTTTTAATACTGTTTACGTCTTTGAACCAGATCCTACAAATTTTTTATGTTTAAGTTTAAACTGTGATACTAATAACGTTATTAAATTTCAATCGTGTTTGGGGTTGGAAAAAAAAATGTATTCTTTAGAAGTTAATGATGACAATGTAGGATGTACACACATCTATAATAATAAAGACATGCATCCTAAAACAAAATATCTTACCTCTCCTCTTCCTACATTAACAATTGATGACTTAGAACTATCTTCGTGTGACTTAATAGCTTTAGACACGGAAGGATTTGAATATTTTGCTTTATTGGGTGCAGCTAAAACAATTAATAAATGCAGACCAGTTATATGTATAGAATGGGTAGATAGATGGGCAGCTAGATACAATGTAACTTTAGATATGATTGAAAATTTTCTAAGCCAATTTAATTATAAATTAATAGCACAGCTTGCTAAAAATGGTACAGATCGGGTATATGTATCACAATGAAGAAAGTACTAATTACAGGTGCTAATGGTTTTATAGGTCATTTCCTAGTCAAAGAATTTTTGAAAGATTATACTGTAATATGTATTGTTAGACCAGGTACTAGAAATCTTCATAGATTAGTTGAAGTTGAAAATAAAATAGAAATAATTTATCACGACATTAAAAATAGCTATGACAGTATTGTAAGTAAACTTAAAGATGTAAAAATTATTTTACATGCTGCAGCAAACCCTAGCTCAGAGTCTAGTATTTTAGATCCGTTTTCAGTGGTTATGGATAATGTAGTTGGTACTGTACATCTATTAGAACTATCAAGAAAACTTAACATAGAACGATTTGTATACTTTGGTGCTGGAGAATCTTTTGGTCCTATAAAACCAGGAACTGATTCGGGTGAAAATGATCCTTACAATAGTGTGAGTCCTTATGCTGCATCTAAAGCAGGGGGAGAAGAGTTGTGTATATCATACGCACATACATTTGGTGTACCTGTAAGCATTTTGCATCTGACAAATACTTTTGGTGAAAGATCTCAAAGCAAAAGATTTCCTGTTATTGCCATTAAAAAAATATTGGATGATGATATTTTAGAGCTACACATAGATGAAAATAACATGGTAGGTGGAAGGAAATGGATTTATGCTGGGGATGTTGCTCTTCACACAAGATTTTTACTAAGCAATCAAAAACATCTATATGAAAAATGGAATAGTTCAGGCAATCAATTTTTAACTAATTTAGATTTTGCAGAAAAAATAGCTAGCATCTTAGGCAAGAAATTAAAATATAAATTTATACCAGTACAAAGAAAAGGACATAATACTTATTTTTCTATGTCTTCAGATAAATTTTATAAATTAGGATGGAAAGAGGATATAAGTATTTACGATAGATTAGCAGATACTGTTAATTGGTACAAAGAAAATACAAAATGGTTGACTGAAAATTGATATGACTAAAATTGTTTATATAACTGGATGCTTAGGATTTATAGGTTATCATTTAACCAAAAAATGTTTAGATGAAGGGTATTATGTTTTTGGAATAGATAAAAAAACATATGCATGTAATTTACATTTTCTTCCTTCATTATTAAAAAATGAAAAATTTAAATTTTTAGAATTAGATATTAATGATCTTGAATGTATTTTAGATTGCGATTACTTTATTAATACTGCTGCAGAAACTCATGTGGATAATAGCATAGTTAGTTCAGATGTGTTTCTTAAAAGTAATATTAATGGTGTTCATAAAATACTAGAACTTATCAAAGCAAAGCCAAAGGCAAGACGTCCTATATTGCTACATTTCAGCACAGATGAGGTGTATGGAGATATTGCAAAAGGTTCCCATATAGAAAGTGATTTACTAAAACCTAGTAATCCATATTCTGCAACTAAGGCAGCAGCTGATATGCTGGTAATTGCTTGGGCTAGAACGTATGATGTTCCATACTTAATTGTCAGACCTACAAATAATTACGGCATTGGTCAATATGTAGAAAAATTTATACCAAAAGCGTGTAAACACATATCTTTAGGCAGGCCTATTATTATGCATGATAATGGTACACCTAGAAGAACATGGTTGCATGTAGAAGATACAGCTGCTGCTGTTCTAATCTTAATTAAATCAAAAAGTATAAACGAAATTTACAACATATCGGGCAACTATGAAGAACAAAATATTACAATTGCAAGAAAAATTATAGATTTGTTTTTTGAAGGATCAGTTAAAGACTATAACATGTATATGGACTTTTCAGAAAAAAGACAAGGCCAAGATGTTCGGTATTCTATTGATGATACAAAGTTAAAAAATTTAGGATGGAAACCTGTTGCTAATTTTGATAGCTCTTTAGAGAAAATAGTAAACTTCCATAAACATAATTTTGTTTGGTGATATATGAAAATATTTTCAATGAGTGTGTGGGGAAACAATCCACGTTACATCGTAGGTGCTAAAAGACAGATTGAACTTGCAAAAGAATTTTATCCAGAATTTACTGTTAGACTTTATACAGACAATGTTTTAAATTTTAAACAAGAATCTGGCGTAGAGATTATTGATAAAAGTGGTTGTGCTAATGGTGTTTTTTGGAGATTTGAGCCGCTGTTTGAATCAGAAGACAATATTGTAATTGTAAGAGATACAGATGGTAGAGTGACGGTTAGAGAACAGATGGCAGTTGAAGAATGGGTAAAGTCTTCTAATTTATTTCATACGTTTAGAGATCATGAAGCTCACTACGAGTTTCCAATTATTGCTTGCGCATTTGGGTACAAAGGCAAATTGGAAAGTAAGCTATTAGACATTATGAATCAGTTTGTATTTCATCCATTTTATTACACAAACGACCAAGTGTACTTAAGAGACTTTGTGTATCCTGTAGTTAGATACAATGCTATAATTCATTGCATGAAAGAAGGTTGGTTTTCAAAAACAAGAAATCAGCTCAAGAACAAGTATGACTTTTGTGGCAACGGGTATGATGAAAATGACATACCACTATATCCTCCTACTCTCGCTGAGTGTAATGGGTTCAATCCCAAATTACTCGACAAGTCGTATAAGTTTAGTAAAGGAATATTTCAGTGAGGAGTTTTTTTATTGTTCCAGTATTCAACAAAGAAAATTTAATAGCACAAGTATGCAATGGTATACTGCAAAGTGTTAGCAAAGAGGCTGACTTTAAAGTTGTTTTTATTATTGATGGGTGTACAGACAGTAGTGAAGCTATATTAAAAAAGATTAAGAATGATAATATTGTATTGCTATACGCAAATGATGTTCATGAAATTAGATCGCTCAATATGGGTTTGTCTTACATTAGAGATAATTTAAATCCTAGTGATAATGATCTTGTTTTTACTGTACAAGATGATGTTGTAATTCAAGACACAAATGTTGATCTCAAGTTCAAGAAACTGTTTAATCACTTACCAAACCTTGGATACATTTCGTGGAGACTTGGTTGTAGTTTACATTTAAATGGAGACTCTATTGGCGAGAATAATTTTGTCGAATCAGAATTTGGTCATTGGTCTACTATGGGTTTGACACACTTTAAACAACTTAAACATAACAAATTTACACACACAGAAGCAGTAATAAGAAGCCCTACTTGTGTACTTTGGAAAAGGTATAGAGAAGTTGGATTTTATAACGAAGATCTAGCTCCATGTGGTTTTGATTGCCATGACTTTAGCATTCGAATGAATCTGGCTGGTTTTAAAAATGGTATACTTGCTCTTAAATATCAAAGTGATGTTGATTGGGGTTCAACAAGAGAGAAAAAAGAAACAAACGTAAATTCAAAGATTGGAGAAATCTTTGAAAGAAATAAAAGATACATTGCAAAGACATATAATAATTATTTTTTGAGTAAATCATGAAAACTATTTTACTAGGTTCCAGTGGATTCTTAGGACCACAAATTTTAACAAGATATCCTCATATTGTTTCTGTTGGTAGAACTATACCACCAATCAAAAACGTTCAACACGTTTATTGTCCATCAATTGATGCAATGCCTTCAGTGTTAGATAGGTTAGATTTTGATAATGTTATTATGATGGTTGGTAGTTCTAATCACGTAACACTTAATCAAGAAATCCCACTTAACATAGAAGCATTAGAAAAGAATGCAATACCACTTTATAAAATTTTTACATACTTTAGAGAAAGACAGATCAATAAGTTAATTAGTTTTAGTTCTATTCTGTTATATGATAGAAATGTTATGACTTTGCCTGTTGCAGAAGACACTAAACTAAACCCTTATCAAAATCAATACATTTTTAGCAAACATTTAGGTGAAGAAGTAGCTAGGTTTTTTTCAGATGTACCAAATATTGTTGTTAGATTAACTAACATCTATGGTCCTACAACTGCTTTAGGTAGACCAGACTTAGTAAATGAATTAATAGAGGGTTTATTGTTTAAAGGTAATGCTAAAGTTAAAACTGGTAAACCACAAAGGGACTTTGTTTTTACAGAGGACGCATCCGATGCTATTGTCTCATTATTAAATACAAGCTATACTGGTCCAGTGAATGTTGCGTCTGGTGTAATGAGTTCTGTTTTGGATATAGTTAAGATTCTCGAGGACGTTTCTAAAACTAAGATTGAAATTGGTAATGGGGAACACACTGGTCATCTTCAGTTTCAGGCTGACATATCATTGCTTAATAAATTGACAGGTTTTCAACCTAATTATAATCTGCGTTCTGGGTTGGAAAAAACATATTTTAAAATGAAAGAAATGTATAACGTATGAGTGGTCCTAAAGTTGCAGTAATTACTCCAACAACTGGAGCAAAATATCTTCAACAAAATATTGAGTCTGTTAAGAATCAAACCTACACCAATTTAACACATCTTGTTGTTGTAGATGGTCTTGAGTATTTTGGTAGAATAAATGCAGCCAATTATTCAAGCGCTAAATTTTTGTGGTTAGAACAAAATACTGGCGCAGGGGGATACAATGGACATAGAATATATGGTGGAGTTCCATATCTAATTGATGCAGACTATTTTGTATTTCTCGATGAGGATAATTGGATTGAACCAAACCATGTTGAGACGTTAGTTGAAAAATCAAAGTATTATGATTGGTGCTTTTCATTAAGAAAAATTATTGACAGTGAGAGCAATTACATCTGTAATGATGATTGTGAAAGTTTAGGGCTTTGGCCAACAGTATTAAGTAATACAGAATACTTTGTAGATGTAGGGTGCTACTTTTTACCAAAAAGATTTGTAATTGAATCGTCGTGGATTTGGTATAGAAGAGCTAGACATCCACAAGAGCAGCCAGAAGTAGATAGGTTGTTAATGCAATTGCTCTTACAAAAGAAATACACTTATGCTTGTACTGGAGACTATACACTTAACTACAGAGTTGGTAATAGACCAGACTCAGTTCAGGCTGGTTTCTTTTTACAAGGAAACCAAGTTATGGATCAAAGATATAATGGAAACTTTCCATGGAGAAATAAACAAGAAACTATTACAATAACTCTTTAATGTGAGGTAGTGATGAAAATTAGTAATGAGACGTTGGTGATCTTAAAGAACTTTGCTTCTATTAACAGCTCTATGGTGTTTAAACCAGGTGATACAATATCAACTATCTCTGGTGGTAGAAATATCTTTGTGAGAGCAACAATCAAAGAAAGTATTCCAAATCAGTTTGCAGTATATGAGTTAAACTCCTTACTTGCTATTCTAACTCTAATGGAGAATCAAGAAGTATCGTTTGGTGATAAGAGCATTACAGTTAAGAGTGATAGAGGAGAGTTTGAATACTTTTACACAAGCCCAGATGTTGTGAAAGCTCCACCTGATGCTGAGTTTGAACATGTAGACATTTACAAGTTTAAACTTACTGCAGAAGACATTCAGATGATTATGAAGGCTGCTGCAATTACTAGTGCTCCTAATATTTCTATTACAAACAAGAGTCAGCAAGTATCTTTAGTTGTTGGTGATAGAAAGAACGATACATCAAACAGCTTTAAAAAGAACCTGGGTACAGCGTTCGATAACTTTGATGTATTCATTGCTGTAGAAAACTTAAAAGTAATTCCAGATGCTTATGAGGTTTCTGTTGCTAAAACGCCAAACGGTAAAGGTAAATTTTTATTTTTTAAGCACGAGACTAAACCAATTAAGTATTGGATTGCAGTTGAACCAGGTTCAGTAGTGTAATGGATCAATTCTTGTGGGTCGAACAATACAGACCTAAAAAAATAAATGATTGTGTATTACCAAAAGAATTAAAAGATTATTTTAAATCTTTGGTTGAGAAGAGTGAAGTTCAGAATATGTTGTTTTGTGGTAGTGCTGGTACAGGCAAGACAACAATAGCAAGAGCTTTGTGTGAAGAGCTTGAATGTGACTATATTCTCATTAACGGATCAGAAGAATCTGGTATTGATGTTTTAAGAAACAAGATAAGACAATTTGCAGCTACTGTTTCTTTTAGTGGTGGGATCAAAGTTGTAATACTAGATGAAGCTGATTATTTAAATCCAAATTCTACACAACCAGCCCTACGAGGATTTATAGAGGAGTTTGCAACTAATTGTAGATTCATCTTTACCTGCAACTACAAGAATCGAATTATACCAGCGCTGCATAGTAGATGTGCTGTAATTGATTTTAAAATTCCAAATGGAGAAAAACCTAAACTAGCAAGCGATATGTTTAAGCGTTTGCAGCTGATACTTAATGAAGAGCAAATTAAGTTTGATACAAAAGCATTAGCAAAAGTAGTCAGTAAATATTTTCCAGACTACAGAAGAACTATTAATGAGTTGCAACGCTACTCACAGTGTGGTTTTATTGACGAAGGTATCTTGGTAAATATATCTGACGAAAATATGACAGAGATGGTTGATAGTCTGAAAAGAAAAGATTGGAAGACTATGAGAGCTTGGGTGGTGAATAATCTTGACAATGAACCCCAGACGCTTTTTAGAAAGATTTACGATACTTTAGTGCCGCTTACAAACCAAGTTCCTCAGCTTGTCTTAACGATAGCTGATTATCAATACAAAGCTTCTTTTGTTAGCGATCAGGAAATTAACTTAGTAGCATGTTTAACTGAAATTATGGCTTCCGTGGAGATAAAAAGTGATTAATGAAATTGTAGTTAGTGAATACTGGTCTGAAGATAAAAACAAAAATGCTAAAGTATTATCAAGTAAAACGATATATCCAGATATGTTTAAACTTGTTTTTAAAGAGTCAAACCAAGACTATGAAATGTTTAAATTTTTTAAAGATTTAGACAAGGCAGTGATAGAAGCTAAAAATTATGTGGCTGGTTAATTTAAATGTCACCGTTTGACTTTATTAATTCAATCAACCACACAAAAGAAAATCTAATAGTTGATGAGTGGTCTGAAAAGCAATACAACCCATATATTGTAAATAAAGGTCTTTCCTATTCTCACGATACGGTTATTCCGGCAAATGAGATGAATTCCCGCCCCCACCTCGAAAAAAAGCTGCAATATAACTTTCTTATAAATATTGTTCGTGCTCGCAAAAGATTTAATAAATGGATAAAACCTGAAACTTTAGAATCTTTAGAAATAGTGAAAGAATATTATGGATACAACACAGAAAAAGCAAGACAAGTTCTTTCTGTTCTCACTAGCGACCAAATTAACACTCTAAAAGAAAAATTAAAAAAAGGTGGAGTTAATGACAAATGAGTTTTTTAATATCGACATGGAAGGTTATATGCCATTGGAAGTTACTTTAGATCATCCAGATGATTTTTTAAAAATTAAAGAAACACTAACTAGAATTGGTGTGGCTTCCAAAAAGGACCAAATTCTATATCAAAGCTGCCATATACTCCACAAGCAGGGACGCTATTTTATCGTTCATTTTAAAGAGCTATTTGCACTAGATGGCAAACAAGCTGAGCTTACAGACAATGATTTAGAAAGAAGGAACGTAATAGCAAAGCTGTTGTCTGATTGGGGATTGTTAAAGATAATAAATGCTAATTTACACCAATCGCTTGCCCCTTTGTCGCAGGTAAAAGTAATAAGTTACAAAGAAAAAGATGATTGGGATTTGCAGTCCAAATATAACATAGGTAAAAAAAGATAAATATATCATTCCATTCGGGATGGATCGTAGTTAGTCGGTAACTACGCTAAAAGCCGACTTAACCGCTATGCCTTCGGGGTAGCATTTTTATTTAAACTCGCTTAATAAGGAGCAAACATGCTTATGTACGCAAACATGGCTATTGATGCCATTCAATCCGGTAAGACCTCTTGGTTAAACCAATACGTTCAGGACGCTTCGGTCCGCAAACCCCTCCAGCAGTTTGTAGATGCACAAACCGACTTTACCAAACAAATCGCTAAGACTTGTTGGGAAGTAACCGGTGAAATTGCAACTGTAGCTGTATCTAAATTATTTACAAAATAATGAAGGGGAATAATATGACATTAAGTAACATTTCATTTGGTCCGGCATTCAAGGACATGGATAAATTTTTTGTTGGTTTTGATGAGCAGTTTAATCGTCTAGCAAAACTGCATGATGATTGGACAAAAAATATTCCTAATTATCCCCCATACAATATTAAAAAGGTAGAAGATAACAAGTATGTTATTGAACTAGCAGTTGCTGGTCTATCTAAGCAAGATATTGAAATTACCTTAGAGGACAATAAGTTAATCGTGAAAGGCAATGCTCAAAGCGATAACGATAATTTTGTCTTTAAAGGGATTGCTACACGTGCTTTTACGCGTGCATTTGCTCTTGATGACCAGATAGAGATCAAAGACGCAGCCATGATTAATGGTATGCTTAAAATTGCTCTAGAACGTATTATACCAGAGCACCGTAAACCTCGTAAGATTGAGGTTAAGGATGAGCCTTCTGCTGTAACTGAGTTTATTTCTTCTAAAAAACCTCAGCTATTGGTAGAAGATCATGAGATATAATATAAAAAAATTCTTTTTATCAATCTTTGATTGGATTACAGAAGTTCAACAACTTCGAGCTCAAACTATGCTTCGATTGGAAAAAGAAAGAGTTGCACGTTTAAGAAAATGAAACAGTTGTTTTCGTCTTTAACAACTACTCGTCGGGGGGACTGGTCAATTAAGGCCAGTTCCTTTGATGACCAAATTATTATTATTGGTTCAAATGAAGTAACAGTTGAAACTTTTTTTAAAATGTTCTATAATGAAGAGACTGCTTATTCTTTTGTAGAAAGTTTATATGATAAAAATAGTGAAGTTAATTACCGGTGAAGAAGTTATTGGTGAAGTTAAAAACTCCAATGACAATTCTAAACTAACTCTAAAAAGTCCCTGCGCACTTCATTTAGTTCCTTCTAGATCTAATCCAGAGCAAGTTGGAATGGCTTTAATGCCTTATGCCTCACACGCAAAGGATCACGAAGTGTCAATTGCACTTACAGCTATTATTTGGGAACAAGAACCAGTTGATGATTTAAGAAACCAATACAATTCTATTTTTGGTAATGGTATTGTGTTAGCTAAGTCGCTTGGAAAATGAAGAAAAATAATTTTAATCAAAAACAAAAAACTATAGTATTAAGAAATCCGTTAAATTCGGATGAATGGTTTTGTGATAATTATGATGCGGTTAAAAACATTGATGGCGTTAACTATGTTACTGTCTACAAACCCGGCAATTCTACACGCACATTTTTGATGCGCAAAGATGCACTAAAAGTTACTTCTTTAAGTTACAGTTGATTTTTTCATAAAATAGCTATATACTGTAAGTGTCAAAAATAAAGGAGTCTACACCATGCCAGTAGTTTCAAATACAATTGCTTCTGCTGCTTTAGCACTTTCTACCGCTACACAAACGGTTCCTGTGCAATCAGTTGAGCCAATTATCCGCAACGAAGCAGTTACTGTTCATACGCAATCTTGCCAGCAAGTTGCTAGTTACGATAATTCAATTGTTGGTGGGGTAGTTGGAGGTCTAATTGGTTCGCAAGTTGGCCGAAGCAACGACACTAGAAGGATTATGACTGGCGTTGGCGCAATTATTGGTACTCAAGTTGTCAGTTCACCATCTTATCATACAAGATGTGCACCAACATATCATCAGCAAGCTGTACCTACTGTGGTGGGTTATAATGTCACTTATGTTGTTGATGGGGTCTTGCAATCAACAGTGATGAATTATAACCCAGGATCACACATTACTATTCAGCGAAACTATACAGTTCGATAGTTTAAGGTTCAAAGTCGTCTGGTAGATTTTCAACTTTCTTTGCTGGTTGTGCTGGTGGTGTAAATTTAGGTGGTGAAGCAATTGGTGCTGGTGTATTTGGTGTTCCGGGCTTGTTAACACCAGAAGCAGCATCGATTGCTTTTCCTCTTAAATCTTTATCATTTCCAGCCAACATAATACCAGACAAAGTACCTGTCAAGAATGTTGCGATTGGAATAATTAATTCAAAAAACTTTTGATCTATTGGTGAGATTGCATTAAGTGGTTGTGTAACAAATATTAACGAATACAGTACTACAAACACTATACCAAACAGCGTAAGAGCTAAAACAATTCCAATAAAAAATTTCAAACGAGCCATTAGCTGCTCTTCTGTATACATGAAGGTTTGTTCTTGTGTGTTATCTTCTTGTTTAAAAATATTAAAGTTCATTTGCAGTTTGCTCCAACTATTGGTTTTGATAAGGCTGGTGGGGTTTGTGTGGGTTTAATAATCTCTCTATCTGTTGGTGGTCCTAGTCTAGGATCACGGCCACCTTTAAATATGTGCTCTGGGCAAGTTCTTGTCACATCGCAACGAGGTAATTTGCACATATCGCTGTCCCAATTGCTTGGATCTTGGCAAGGGTAGCGAAATTTGTCTCCACTAAAATACGCAAGTGTTAAAGGAAGAAACAATAAAATAATTAAAAATTTAGCTAAACCTTTATCTGTATTTTTTACTGACATTTAATTTATTTTTTCTTTGCAATAATTTCTTGAATTTTTACTTGTGCAATTTTAGCCCAAAAAGGTTGTGGAAAATTCCAACCGATAAATGCTCCTACAGCTATCCAAAATAAAATATCTAACATTTAAATCCCCTTATTTATCTGTATCTTTTTGTTTTGAAAACTTCTCTGACGCTGTAAAACCTAAACCAGCAATAGCAATATACATCATACCTTCATATACAGTAGAATCTATATTTAAATCCCAAAACAAATCACCAACAAAAGCCATTGCACAAAGTAAAAAAGCAAGAATAGTTACTGCTCTTTTACTGCTAATACCTTCATCGGTTCCGTCTGTTAACATACTGTGAATCCATTTCATAAGGTAACTCCTTTATGTCAAATGTATTATTTATTTTTGATGCTCTAACCACAATAAAAAAGTAGTTACAATTATGCTAATTATAGCAAATAGGTGTGCAGGTCTCATTTATATAATTTAAATGTATAAGTTATTATTGCTGATATACCTAAGCACCACCACAACAAATCGTTCATACGGTTACGTAATTCATTAACAGCCCTCGTGTCGTTGCTCTCGAGTTGTTTGATACGTGTTTTAGTAGCTTGTATTTTTTCCCAACTACCAGGTCCGTAAGTACGTTCAACTTCTTCTTTTACTTGTTGAATGTTCTTTTTAAGTTGCTCATTTGCAATCCATTCATCCATAGCAATCTGATCTAGCTCTCGCTCATGGATTCGTTGCTCTCGACGTTCTGATAGTATACGTGCTTGATACTGTCTTACAGAGCGCTCGTTATCAGCTTGTATGTCTGCTATCATTCTGCCAAGTTCTTCACCAGCCTCTTTTGCTTCTTTAATAGTATCCACGGCCATGCGTGCCACCGAAGGCTTTTTAATGTCTGGTTTAATATCTGACATAAATGAATGTTTATTTACCTGATAAAGGATTATCTAAAGCCTTCTTGATCTTATCATCTATCTCTTTACGTAGTTGCCTCATTTCCACATCTTGCTCTTTTTGACTTTGATTTACTTCACGCTGTACTTGTTTAGAGCTTCGCTCCACTTGTTCAACCACACCTTCAAGTCTACGTATATCTTGTTTAAGATCATTCTTTATATCGCGAGTGTAATCAGTTGTTTTTTGTGAATTTTCTTCAATTACAGCCAAACGTTTGTCAAATTCTGAAAGGTCTGGAGCTACGTACTTGGCAATTCTTTCTTTCATACTTTGGTAATCTTTATACATCTCAAACGCACCATAGAGACCTCCTAACACTGATGATACTATAGTTGCAGCAACCATAAGTTTGGCTGGAGTAAATTCGTAACCACCAATGCTAATTACAGTATCTTTACTTGCGTATTTTTTTACAGCAGCCTCTGCCGCATCTATCTTTTTGTTTACATCTTTTATTTCTTCGCCCATTTATTCCTCCGTTATTTTACATATTGGCTTCCAACCATGTCAGCGTGACGGCGATCGGAAGCACCAGTAAGTCCACGTATAAGACGTTGATTATCTACTGTTTGTTGTGTTGGATATAATTCGCGTGAATGATAAAATTGAGAATCAGGTATTTTTAATGAACCGTAACTTTCAAATCCTGGTACAAAACTCATTGTAGCAACAATAAAGGCTTGGTTTGCAATTTGTTCATCCATAGATTTAGCTTGATCGACTTCTTTAATTGCTTCTTTACCTTTAGCAATAGCAGCATCTTGTGCAGCCTTTCTCATTCGTTCTGCTATTTCTTTTCTGCGCTCGCTCGCTTCTTCTTCGCGTTTCTTTTCTTCGCGTTTAGCAATTTCTATTTCTTCTGCTGTTGCATTTCTAGTTCTACGACGTTGTTGTTCTTGACTATCTTCCATAGGCCTAGTTTGAACCTGTAATGTGACTGTACTGGTTGGGCTGGCTGTGCTTTCAATCTTACGAGTAATAACTGTGTTTACTTCAGCATCAGGTACAACTGCAACACCAGTTGTTACTGTGCCAGAAGTTGATATAGTGATAGTTGGTTCAGTAGTAGGGACTATTCCTGTTAGGCTAATGCTTGAAGTGGTGTTAGTGTTTAAATTAGCTACAGAGACACTAGAAGAGGCTTGTTGGATAATTTGTTGTGAAAGATAAGCATATTGATATCCAGGACAAGTAGGTGAACTTAAAGGATTGCTGCTACAAAGATCTGTAGTTCCAGACAATGCTTGCCAGGAAAATATATTAGATGATCCAGGCACAATATTAATGCCTTGTCCATGATAGTGCTGAAAATATTGTCCTTGAGACAAGTCTCCAGTGAATCCTGAAGTAACACCATTCCAAGAAATAAATGCTCCAGATAGTCTTGTATCAATTAATCCCGAACTATTAATTTTAATTTCAAGACTGTTTCCACCTTGGCTACTACAACATTGGCTTATGTTGTACCAACCATAGGTCATAGAATTACCTTCATTGAGATAATATTGATTGGCATTATTCCAAGAGTAAAGATCGGTGTGTAAACCAAATATAGTATAGTTGTATCTAGGATCTGTTGTTTTAGTAAGATCTATACCCTCACAACAACCACCATATAGTTGGGAAACATATGGATCTTGGAACGTGACAAAACCATTGGTTGCTGCCCATGAATTAGTAAAAGTCTGTCCAAACAGGGGGAAGGCAAAAGGCAAAGGAACATTAGTCCAGCCATCATCAGAGGTGGTAATATTAACAGCGTTTGGGTTATTTTGTATTTGTTGAAGAGGCAATGCGTTTGCTCCAATACCTATTGTCACTGAGAGTCCTGGAGCTCCCGGTATAGGTAGCGTGACAATCTGTGCTCGCAATGGTTGATGCAACCACAAAGCAAAAGTTGCCACTACCCAAAAGATCCAAAATCTCAACCAAATGTTCATTACTTACAGCCTAGTCTTTGACGAATCAAAGGATCATCCCCAACATTGGTATCACAAGGTTTGTTATTTTTATCTTTAGTGCCACGACGTTCGTCCCAGATTGCTTTGGCTTCTGCTCCAATCTTACCTTCAACTGGGCAAGGCGTACCAGCATTCATCATGGCTTCAAACACGCGCTCGTCTCCACACAAGGTAGCTACTGCTGCTACCTTCATGCCCATGTCGTAAAGGCTTTTTGATAATTTTAACCGCTCACAGTTTTTGTCTACGAATGTTGAGCCAATGGCTATGCCTAGGATTTGTGTCTGTGCTGCGCCAGATACACCTACTGCACAAAGGTCTGAGTTCATAGAACTTATGGCTGGTGCCACAGCAGTAGGTGGCGGTGATTTTACAGTAGTGGTTGATGTCGAGTTGCTGTTATTTGTACTGTTTGATGTCGATTCAGTTACAATAGTTTGAGCTATTGTATGGGATGAAGTCATAACGAAGAAAACCAAAAATAGTATTTTCTTCATTTTTTCCTCTATGGTGTGTAACTACTAAGTTATATTTATGTAATTCTGTTGAAATACATAAAAAATTAATATATAATTGCAGCTATGTTCTTCTATACTAATGTCTATCAGCGTGGTAATTCTATTCATTTCCGTGGCATAAAAGACGGAAAACGCACAGTCCAAAAAATACCATTTCAACCCAGTCTTTATGTTAGGTCTGGGAAAGAATCTAAATTTAAAACTCTCCAGGGGGAAAACTTAGAGAGGATTAAATTTGATTCAATAAATGATGCCAAAGAGTTTTTAAAAAATTATAAAGAAGTTAGTAACTTTCCTATCTTTGGAAATACAAGATTTCAATATCAATTTATTACAAAGTTGTTTCCCAACGATATTGAATTTGACGCTTCTCTCATGAAGATTGTTACGCTTGATATTGAAACTTCCACAGAGCTTGGTTTTCCAGATCCAAGATCTGCGCAAGAGGAAGTGTTGTTAATATCAATGCAAGATTTTAATACTAAGGAAATAACCTCTTTTGGTTGTAAACCTTATTTACCTGAAAAGGATAATGTTACATACGTTCAATGTAAAGATGAGTTTGACCTTCTCAAGAAATTTATTCAATGTCTAAAAAGTAACTATCCAGATGTAATTACTGGTTGGAATGTTCAGCTATTTGACATATCATATTTATCTTCTCGCATACAAAGAGTGCTTGGTGAGTCTGCTCTTAGAGATTGTTCGCCATACGGAGTAGTTAGTTCATATGAAGTACCATATGCAAAAGGACGAACACAACTGGCGTTTGATTGGACTGGTATTTCTATTTTAGATTACATGGATCTGTATAAGAAGTTCTCTTTTAAAACATTAGAATCTTATTCACTCGACTACGTTTCCAATGAAGAGTTGGAGAAACAAAAAATTAAACACGAGTACAATTCGTTTAAGGAATTCTATACAAAGGATTGGAAACTATTTGTAGATTATAATATATGGGACGTTGAACTTGTTGACATGCTTGAAGATAAGATGAGATTAATTAATCTTATACTAACAATGGCTTACGATGCAAAATGTAATTATGTTGATATCTTTTCATCAGTAAGAACATGGGATTGTATTATTTACAATGCACTGGCAAAGAAAGATATTATTGTTCCTAATCCACCAAACATAGATGAAGCAAACGATAGACAAATTATTGGTGCTTTTGTTAAAGAACCAAGACCAGCCAAGTACGACTGGATAGTTTCGTTTGATGCTACTTCTCTTTATCCATCTATTATGATGTCATTTAATATGTCACCAGAAACACTAGTTGATGGTGAGAAGTACCTAGCCGATGAAGAAAAGTCAATACAAATGTTAATTGACAAAAAGGTAGACACTAAAAAGCTCAAGAGCAAAGACTATGCAATGGTCGCTAACGGCCAATGTTTTAGAAAAGACTTTGAAGGTGTACTGCCGCAGCTAATTAAATATTATTTTGAAATGCGTCAAAAAGTAAAAAAACATATGCTGGAGGCTCAAAAACGTTATTCCGAAACAGGGGATAAGAAATTTCTTGAACACGTTACTAGTCTTAACTCTAAGCAAATGGCTGCTAAGATTTTAATGAATAGTTTGTATGGTGCTTGTGGCAACATATACTTTAGATTTTATGATACAAGACTTGCTGAAGGCATTACAATGACTGGTCAGTATGTAATTAGATCAGTAGCTAATAAAATGACAGAGTATTTGAACCAACAATGTGATACTAAAAATGTTGATTACACTTTCTATTGTGACACTGATTCCACTTATCTAACTCTTGGTAATTATGTTAAAAAACATTTGAAAGGAACGGATGAAGAAATTTGTTCACAGATTGATACATTTTGCGAAACAAAGCTTTCAAAAGAAATAGATACAGCTTGTAGTGACATATTTGATTACATGAATGTCTATCAAAGAAAGATAGCATTTAAACGAGAGGTGATTGCAGACAGCGGTATTTGGTTAGCTAAAAAACGATATGCTCTAAACGTATTCAATTCTGAAGGTGTCGCTTACAATCCGCCAAAACTAAAAGTACAAGGTATGGAGATTGTAAGAAGCTCGACACCAGCATCTGTTCGCCAAGCATTGAGAGATTCTGTTAAGATTGTTCTTACTAAGACAGAGCAAGATCTAAAAGATTTTGTAAAAAACTTAGAAGACACGTGGAAGAAATTGCCACCCCAAGATATTGCTTTTCCTAGAACAGTAAACAATGTTGGTCAATATAGAGACGGAGAAACAATTTTTAAAAAGGGAACACCTATTCATGTTCGTGGTGCTCTAATGTATAATAAGTTAATTGTTGAAAAGAAGTTAGAAAAGGCATATCAAAAAATATATGAGGGTGACAAGATAAAATTTTTATATCTTCTGGAACCCAATACCGCAGGAACAAACGTTATCTCATTTCAGGGACAGATCCCTCCTGAATTTGGTTTGGATAAGTATGTAGATTACGATATGATGTTTCAGAAAGCTTTTTTAGAACCATTGAATTCACTAATAGAATGCGTTAACTGGCAACTAAAAGAAAAAGCAACTCTTGATGAATTATTTGGAATATAGTATAGTATTACTTTGGAGAAAATTATGAGCGATTTGATTGAAAAGTTAATTAAGAATTCAACCATTAAAGATACAAGTGTGCTGAGCGAATCTAAGTTCTTTAATGCTAAAGATATGATCCAGACAGCTGTACCAATGATCAATGTAGCTTTGTCTGGTAAGCTAGATGGAGGTCTTATTCCAGGTCTAACAGTATTTGCTGGTCCCTCTAAACATTTTAAGACTGCATTTGCATTGCTTCTTGCGAAATCCTTTTTAGAAAAATATAATGACGGTATTGTTCTTTTCTACGACAGTGAGTTTGGTTCTCCTCAAGGTTATTTTGACTCATTTGGGATAGACACTAAGAAAGTATTGCATACACCAATCACAGACATTGAACAGTTAAAGCACGATGCTATGGCTCAGCTTAACAACCTGGAACGTGGTGATCATGTTATTGTTATTATAGACTCTGTAGGTAACCTTGCTTCTAAGAAAGAAGTAGAAGATGCACTAGATGGTAAGTCTGTTGCAGATATGTCAAGAGCTAAACAGCTTAAGTCCTTGTTTAGAATGGTTACACCTCATTTGACCTTAAAAGATATTCCAATGGTTGTAGTTAACCACACCTACAAAGAAATTGGAATGTTTCCTAAGGATATTGTTTCTGGCGGTACAGGAATTTACTATAGTGCAGACAACATTTACATTGTTGGTCGACAACAAGAAAAAGAAGGCACTGAGGTTATAGGTTACAACTTTATTATTAATGTTGAGAAGTCTCGCTCTGTGAGAGAAAAATCTAAAATTGCAATTGAAGTGAGTTATGAGGGTGGTATTAGTAAATGGTCTGGTCTTATGGATGTTGCTTTAGAAGGTGGCTTTGTAACTAAACCTTCTAATGGATGGTATGCAAAGGCTGGAAGCGATGATAAGGTTAGAATAAAAGACACATACACAAAAGAATTTTGGATTCCAATTCTAGCAGACAAGAAGTTTCAAGAATTTGTAGAAAAGAAATATAAGAACTCTGGTACAAACCTTATGTCAAAAGAACTTTCTGCTGATGACATTGAAGAGGAATATGCTAATGTTGAGGAATGAGTTATACGCGCCTTGGTTTAATAAAGATGACTGGGGATTTGAAATAATTGATGGTGAATTTAGTGGTGTGGTTGTACAAGTAACTGAAGTAAATTTTAAAGAAGAAACACAGGAAGATAATAGTAATCTTTCTGTTAACTATCACATAATTAACAAGCCCGAGATTATTTCAGAAGAGTTAGTAAAAGGTGATATGTTTGATGCTTTGTTTCAAACTATAATCACAGATATTGTAAAGGAAGCACTGGAAGCTTATGACAGCGACAACAATAGAGACAACGATTCTAAGGAATCTAATTCACAATGAAGAATTTGTTAGGAAAGTTTTACCGTTCCTAAAAGAAGAATATTTTAGCCAAAGCGAACAAAAGTTTGTCTTTACATTTGTAAATGATTTTGTTAAAAAATATAATAAACCAGCAACAATCGAAGCATTAGAAGTCTCTCTACAAAATTCATCACTTAACGAAGGACAGTTTAGTGATGTATCATCTTTTTTAAAAGAACTATCTACAAAAGAGCCAACTAATAATGATTGGCTTGTTGATGAGACTGAGAAGTTTTGTAAAGACAAAGCGGTCTATAATGCAATTGTAAATTCTATTCAGATTTTGGATGGTAGGGATAAGCATCACAGCAAAGATGGTATTCCATCACTTTTACAAGAGGCACTTGGAGTATGTTTTGATGCGTCTGTTGGTCACGACTATATTGATAATGCAGATAATCGATTTGACTTCTACCATAAAAAAGAAACAAAAATTCCATTTGATTTGGAGATCTTTAATAAGATTACTCAGGGTGGTTTACCAACAAAAACACTTAATATAGTTTTAGCAGGTACTGGTGTTGGTAAGTCTTTGTTCATGTGTCATATGGCTGCTAGCTGTCTTGCTCAAGGCAAAAACGTGCTTTATATTACCATGGAAATGGCTGAAGAAAGGATAGCAGAAAGGCTTGATGCTAACTTACTAAACACAGAACTTGATCAAATTAAAGAAATACCAAAAGGTACATTTAACAAAAGGATTGCTAAGCTAGCCACAAAAACCACTGGTAAATTAATTATAAAAGAATATCCTACCGCATCGGCACACGTCGGTCACTTTAAAATACTTTTAAATGAGCTTTATCTAAAAAGACAATTTAAGCCAGAAATTGTGTTTATTGATTATCTAAATATATGTGCTTCATCTAGATATAAACCAGGAGGTGCAGTAAATTCGTATATGTATGTTAAGGCCATTGCTGAAGAGTTACGTGGTCTTGCTGTAGAATATAACGTACCTGTCGTGTCAGCTACACAGACAACTAGATCAGGGTTTGCTAACACTGATGTAGATTTGACGGACACATCCGAATCTTTCGGTCTACCAGCTACAGCAGATTTTATGTTTGCTTTAATTAGCACAGAAGAACTCGAGCAGTTAAATCAGTTAATGGTTAAACAGTTGAAAAATAGGTATAATGACCCAACCTTTCATAAGAGATTTATGATTGGGGTTGATCGTGCCAAAATGAGGCTGTATGACGTGGAGGGTTCTGCACAAAGCAATATTGTCGATTCTGGTATAGAGTTGGATAATCAAGAGTTGGACGATTATTCTTTTGATAAGATGTTTAAGAAAAAGGATTTTTCGGGTATAAAATTGTAAGGAGAGGTTATGTATCTTGCTCCAGAAATCAACAAAACACTTTGTGATAATGAAAACCTTTTTTTAGGTAACCACACTTACACAACGGTTACAAGAAGGCTAGGTAAAATATTTAATTTTCCTAAAGATCTTAAATTTAAATTTGAGACATTTGGTGATATAGCTGAAAATGATTTTACTGTGTCTGGCCTTTATGATATGTTTTTTAATAAAAAATATGTAATTTTAAATTTTAGTGACAAACAAAAAACACTAAATTTAGACAAGTACACAATTGATCCTTTTTTCTTTTTAATTTCACAAACAATTCAGCACGAGTCAATTCACCAACATCAATGGGCAAATAGAGAGCCAGAAGATGAAGCCGTGCAATTAGACTTTAGAATGATATCCGGTACCTTACAAGAAGAAAGAGAATATTTGTCAGATATTGATGAAATTGATGCTTATGCTCACGACATTGCAATGGAAATAAAAAGGTACTACTCACACAAAAACCCATACGAAGTTTTGAGAAATATACAAAAAACTAGAAAAATAGACTCATATAATTATTATAGGCGCACATTCTCAAAATGTGACTGGAATAAAATAAAAAAACAACTTTACAAAAAAATATACAACTGGATCCCTCATGCTTGATATAATTCAAATTGTTTTAATGCTTGGTGCTTGCTTTGCTTGTTTCCTTTACGGCCAAATGAGTGGTGTTACTGGATTAGCAAAATTATTGGTACATCACAAGTTTATGAAAGAAGAGGACTTCGATAGATTTCACAAAATTATTCAAAGTGACAAAGAATAATTCGTTGACTAATATTATATACTATAGTATTATAATTGTTCCAAAGGTTAATTAAGAGGGCCACGGCTTAATTAATCAGTGTAAGTGGCATTGAAAAAGGAGATGTTTTTTTATGAGTATTCAAACTAAAGTCCTGAATGTGCTTAGCACTGGCAAAAACTTTTCTGCTAAAGCTATCGCTAAGCAGCTTCGTACTACTGAAGGTACAGTTTCTGCCCGCATTACTGAGCTCCGTGCTCGTGGTTTTGCAATTTACAGCAATGTAAAAGAAGGTCGTACTGCTTATCGGCTTGGTACTCCTTCGCGCCGTATGGTTGCAGCAGCTTATGCTTCAGCTGGTAGCTCAGTTTTCAACTAAGCAGCCAAACAATCGGACACATCTTCCTCCTATTCCTAGAGTGTCACCGGAACTCGTAACCGGTACCTAAAACCCCTCACTCGAGGGGTTTGTTTTTTTATAGTCTTTTTTTTCGTTGTGGCACAAGACTAAATATATAAAATAATCAACCGGACGTTTAGATGGCTATAAGTTTTAATGCTGAGCAAGCAGAAAAAACCGCTTACAATAATCTGCTCAAAAAATTATCTCTTACTCCTGATCAAGCTTGGGCTAAGCCTGCTGGCTTTGCTACTGACTTTCCGGACTTTGGTTTCAGATTTCAAATTGGCACAAAAAAAATTGATGTCTGGGTTGAATTTAAAGCAGATGCTAAAGCACAAATGGGTTCAATGCGAGATTGGATTTTTAATGGTACAAAGTTCAGTACTCCTAATATAACACCAGAAAAAGAAGAACTAATTGAAATAATGAATAGTACCCAAGAGGCTGTGACAAACGGTAAAAGACTTTTGGCTGATTTAAAAAAATTTGCTGATCCTAAAATAACTAGAATTTACAGTGGCACAATGACAATTGAAAGTGATAAAATAAAACGTCGTCAGAAGTTAATAAATTTTGCAAGTAATACAAAAAACTATCAAATAGCTAAAATAGACAATACAAGTCTTGGTATTGGTGTAGTAAAACATTATAAGAAAAAATTTAAAAGCGGAATCAGAAATGATGCTGATTATAGTATGCTTTTAATGATGATTGGTAATGAAGTTTGGTATGTTGATGAGGTTGGTATCTTGCTTCCAAAAGAGCAACAACAGTTGTTGACAAGATTTGGTGTAACTACAATTCCTATTCTTTCCAATCTGAAAGCACAACTAGAAGTTAGAATACAGCCAAGAGGATTAAGCGCTCCAGATAAACCTGTATCGATAGATGTAATGGCTAGCTTTAGGTTGTCTGGTAAACCAACACCTGGTGTTAGGGTAAACTAAAAGATGAAATTTACATCGTTCCTTAAAGAAGCTTCTGTGGGCGCTTCAGAAGAAAAATTAACTCACTTGGAGCATGCTGAAGACCATCATATTAATGCTGGCGCAGAAGGATTCAATCACGCCTTTGACACTTTACATCAAACACACGAACTAATAGCTGGTAGAAAATCTAAAGCAAGTGTTAGTCTTAAGTTAGATGGCTCTCCGTCAATTGTATTTGGCACACACCCAGAGACTGGTAAGTTCTTTGTTGCTTCTAAGTCTGCTTTCAATGCAACACCTAAGCTAAACTATACACCCGAAGATGTTGAAAAGAACCACGGGCATGCTCCTGGTCTTGTCTCAAAACTAAAAGCAGCATTGCAACATTTGCCTAAAGTATCTCCAAAAGAAGGTGTCTTCCAGGGCGATTTTATGTATAATAAGGACGATGGAGATATAAGGAGTGAAGGTGGTAAACATCATTTTACTCCTAACACAATCTCGTATTCTATACCACATAACCACGAAGAAGGCAAAAAAATTGATAAGGCTAAAATAGGTGTGGCTATTCACACTGCATACAAAGGACCTACTCTTAATTCAATGAAAGCTGAATACAATGCTGACACTTCAGGTTTCAAAGATCATCCAGATGTACATTTAATATCTCCTAAAGTTGATCATAAGAGTTTATCCTATTCCAACAAAGCTCAAGAAGAGTTTAAAAAACATATGTCTATGGCTTTAGAGGCTCACGGACAGCATAAGAACTATGAACATCTAACTGGTCATCAAGATCATTTAAAAACTTATATTAATAGTACTGTAAGAGATGGCACTTCACCATCTTTAGAAGGATATCATGCGCACATAAAACGCCATTATGAAAAGAAGGCAGCAGGTGTAAAAGGAGAAGCAGCAAAGCAAAGGCATCTTGCTACCGGTGAAGAATTGGTTAAACAATCTAGTAAAAAATCTAAATTGTTTAATGCTACTTTAGCAGTACATCAACATTTGCAAAAAGCAAAGAACGTATTGAATAAAGTTCTTTCTTCGAAAACTACTTACGGACACCATGTTGGTGGCAAAGAAGTTAAACCAGAAGGGTTTGTAACAGTTATCAACAATCGTCCTAGTAAAATTGTTGACAGAGATGAGTTTAGTCGTTTAAACTTTCAATCAAGACCGAGATGATAAGCAATCTCTCGGGGCCACATAGAAAACAATACAGCAAGGTCAACAGTTAAGTCAACAACATTATGAAAAGTATTAAGGAAAAAGAACAACTAATAAAAATGTCTTTGGCATTGGGTATGGAACCAGATGCAAAAACGGTTAAGGAAGTTCTTGAGTACAAACAAATGATGTCTGAAGTTAAAAATAAGCCATTTGATTTTAGTGATATTTTTGAACAAATTACAAAACTTAAAAACAACATTGACTTATTAGAAAAGTCTGAACCACAAAAAGTAGTTTTAGAAATACCTAAACCTCCTTCAGTCGATGAGCTTGAATTTTTACTTGAAAAAAATATTCCCAAAGTAGAATTACCAAAACCTCCTACTGTTGAAGAACTTCTTGAGCAATTTAATAATGTAGAAGAAAAAATAGAGGAATTGGTTGTAGATGTTAAAATTGAAGAACCTGATGAGAGTATTAGAAATAAATTAGTAGATCTTGCTGCTACTCATATTACCAAAGAAGTAATGAATGAGCAGAAAGCTGCTGCAACTTTCCAACAACCAGATGTTCCTGTTCCGCAAACTTTAAGTGAATTAAAACGAAAAGTTAAAATGCTGGAAGATTGGTTAGCTAAAGTTTCATTAGCAGGACCAGGGTCAGGTGAAGTTAATCTTCTTTCACTAGACGATGTTGATACTAGTGCAATTGGTAACAACAAATTTCTAAGATATAACTCTGCAAATAATAAGATAGAATTTGCTACTGTTACCGGTGGCGGTGGTAGTGCTATTGCTACTTTAGACAACAACGCTTTAATAACTTCAAATACAATTAGCTATAATTTTACCGGCAATGGAGTTAGTGTATCTGCTGTAGGTGATGCTATCACGCTTGCTATTTCAGGCGGCGGAGCTCAAGGACCAACTGGCCCCACTGGCCCAACAGGACCAACTGGTCCTACGGGTCCTACTGGTGCAGCATCAAATGTAGCCGGACCAACCGGACCTACGGGACCAACAGGACCAACAGGACCAACTGGTGCAGCATCAAACATAGCTGGCCCTACTGGACCCACAGGTTCGACTGGCGATACAGGACCTACTGGACCTACTGGACCTACTGGACCTACTGGTTCGACTGGCGATACGGGGCCAACAGGACCAACTGGTCCTACAGGACCAACTGGTGCAGCATCAAATGTAGCCGGACCAACGGGACCTACTGGTCCAAAAGGACCTACAGGACCCACAGGACCTACTGGTTCAACGGGAGATACTGGACCTACTGGTCCAACCGGTCCTACTGGTGACATGGGTCCTACTGGACCAACGGGAGATACTGGACCTATTGGTCCAACCGGTCCTACTGGTCCAACTGGTCCTACTGGTTCAACGGGAGATACGGGTCCTACTGGCCCTACTGGTCCAACTGGACCAACGGGAGACACAGGTCCTACTGGACCAACGGGTCCTACTGGACCAACTGGCCCAACCGGTGCAGCATCAAATGTAGCTGGACCAACCGGACCTACGGGATCAACAGGACCAACAGGACCAACGGGACCCACTGGTGATACTGGACTAACAGGACCAACGGGTCCTACGGGTCCTACTGGTGCAGCATCAAACGTAGCTGGCCCTACAGGACCTACGGGACCCACTGGTTCGACTGGCGATACAGGACCAACTGGACCTACTGGCCCTACTGGTTCAACAGGAGATACAGGTCCTACAGGCCCAACGGGACCTACAGGACCTACCGGTGCAGCATCAAACGTAGCTGGACCTACTGGACCAACTGGCTCGACGGGAGATACGGGTCCAACTGGACCTACTGGACCAACGGGAGATACGGGTCCTACTGGTCCTACTGGACCAACCGGTGCAGCATCAAACGTAGCTGGACCTACAGGGCCAACTGGACCTACAGGCCCAACTGGTCCAACGGGAGATACTGGTCCTACTGGTCCAACGGGAGATACTGGACCTACGGGACCAACAGGTCCTACTGGTCCAACTGGACCTACAGGCCCAACTGGTCCAACGGGAGATACTGGTCCTACTGGACCTACAGGCCCAACTGGTCCAACGGGAGATACTGGTCCTACTGGACCAACAGGAGATACTGGACCTACGGGACCAACAGGAGATACTGGCCCTACTGGTCCAACTGGTCCTACTGGTTCAACGGGAGACACGGGTCCTACGGGACCAACAGGAGATACTGGTGAACCTGGAGGTACGGGACCTACTGGTCCAACGGGTCCTACGGGACCAACAGGAGATACGGGACCTACTGGTCCTACTGGACCAACCGGTGCCGCATCAAATGTAGCTGGCCCTACAGGACCTACAGGACCAACGGGACCAACCGGTGCCGCATCAAATGTAGCTGGCCCTACAGGTCCTACTGGTCCAACAGGAGATACGGGACCTACTGGTCCTACTGGTCCTACTGGTCCTACTGGTCCAACTGGTCCTCAGGGGGTATCATCAAATTTATTTAATTACAATGCTAACACTAACACAACTTCAAACGTTAATCCAGGATTTGGAAATCTTTCGTGGAACAATGCGACACAAAATTCTGCTACAGAAATTTATGTAAATCATTTAACAAGAGATAATCAAGATATTGAAATTATTCTTTCAGTATTAGAAATATCTCAACCATTACTAATACAAGATCGTGCCGCTAGTGAAAATTTTCAAAGTTTTGTTATTTCAGGCAATGTGTCGATATCAAATCCAAATACTGCCAACGCCTACGCAGTTATTCCAGTTACGTTTTCAACCTCTGGTGGTACTGGTACAACAAACTTTGCTTCCAATACCGAATTATTTTTAGCAATAGTATCTGGTGTACAAGGGCCAACGGGAAATACTGGACCAACAGGGCCTACTGGACCAACAGGGCCTACTGGACCTACTGGACCTACTGGACCTACTGGACCCACAGGACCAACTGGTGCAGCATCAAGTGTAGCTGGACCTACGGGGCCAACGGGACCTACTGGTTCAACGGGAGATACTGGTCCTACTGGACCAACTGGTACAGCAGGTTCAAGTGGATTTGCTCGCGTTAATATTGTTGCTTTCACTTCTGGTACGGCACAGACCTACACACCAACAGCAAACACTATTTACTGGATAGTATACGTCACTGGAGCCGGTGGAGGCGGTGGAGGTGCAGATTCTGCGGCTACTGGTGCCAATGGGGGAGGCGGAGGTGGAGCTGGTGGTACAGCCATTATAGAATATAACGTTACGGAGATGGGCGCTAATGCTGTCTACACCGTAGGTGGTGCAGGCATAGGCGGTAATGTGCAAGGAAGTAGTGGCACAGCCGGCGGCAACACAATTTTTAACGTCCAAGGCACTGGTAACACAATAACAGGCGTTGGTGGAGCACTAGGAACTGGAACAGGTAACGCTGGCACTGATGGACAATTCGCCGGTGGTGCAGGCGGCACACCTACTCTAGGAATAGTTAACATCGACGGTGGTAGAGGAACATTTGGTTTTGGTGACACCACGGGTGACATAGGCAAAGGTGGCGACGGTGGTGCCAGTTTTTGGGGTGGTGGTGGAGCTGGTGGTGCCAGGGCCGGCGCCTCAGGTGTCACAGCAGGCACAGCGGGTGTGGCTTATGGATCCGGCGGTGGCGGAGGCGGTGTATTTGATAATATCACTGGTGCTGCTGGAGGCAATGGTGCTGGCGGTCTAATTTATATCGTGGAGTACATAGTATGATTGAGTCAATCTTAATACTTGATGCCACTACAAGAGTGGTCATAAACCGTGTAAGTTGGGATCCTGATCGTCCGGAAACACTAAATCTACTTCCTGGCCAGATACTTAGCACCCGCCACGACGGCGATATTGGATGGACATTGACTGAGTCAGGAGAGTGGATTGATCCTGCACCACCAGAACCTTATCCAAAAGATCAACGAGTTCGTACTATGCGTAACAAAATTTTAGATCGAACAGATCGTTATATGATATCAGATTTTCCTATCACTGAAGAGACTCGTACATTATGGCGTCAGTATCGTCAAGCTCTCAGAGACATTCCCAATCAACCAGGGTTTCCTGACGAAGTGGTTTGGCCCACTGAACCCGGAGAATAAATAGATTATGCCATTAAACTTTCCTTCGACTCCTACTAACGGTCAGACATACACCGATGACAATTCAGCGGTATGGCAATTTAATGGTGTGGCCTGGAATGTTGTAACTGGATCTACAAAAAGATTATATGATGGGGTCAAAGTAGGATTTACTGCAGATTACGCTTTATCAGCTACCTTAGCCGCTGTGTCCTGGGACCTAGAATCGTTTGATACTGATCTATACTGGTCTGTATCCGACCCTACCAAGATCCATATACTTAGAACAGGATATTATAATTTAAATACCAACTTGTTCAGTGACGCGGCTGGACAGACTTATGATATTCGTGTAAGAAAAAACGGAACCACAGATATAGTTACAGGCACAATTGGTGCTAGCCAAGCTGCAGACTACAACGAAACAGAATTCTTTGATGCCGGAGATTATATTCAAGTGTTTGCCAAAGAAGACACCGCAGCCGGAAGTCTTACATCGGGTAGTTATCTTGAATTAACATTAATTGGGTATTCTACCGGTACCGGGGTAACACCTTACGCAGCTTTCAGCGGTGTACGAACCAATCTCACATCGGCATTCTCTACAACAGCCACTGCCACAGCTATCTCCTGGGCAGGAGTGGATTGGGACACCAATGCCAATGCCCTAGCAGAAAGCTATTGGTCGGCAGGGTCGGCAGGCAGACTCACAGTAAAAGTAAATGGGTTTTATCTTGTTAATACTTTTATAAAAAGTGGTTCTGCTGGTGGAACATACACCGTGACCCTGCGTAAAAATGGATCTACAACTATAACTTCTGCTTCAATCGCTGCCAACGATACCGCAGCTATTAAACAAACCTTTGAACTAGCGGCCAATGACTATATTGAAATACTGGTTAGTGATACATTGGCCTCGGGTTCCATAACTACCAATTCTTATTTTGAAATTATTAGACAGGGATACCAATCATGAGTCAATTTATAACTACTACTAGTATAGTTTCCGACATAGCCATTACTGTCCCTAATCTTTCTGGTGGCACTAATCAGCGTGTGGTTAGAATTAACGGAACCAATACAGTTACAGACGCAGCACAAACAGATACAGTTAGTCAACTAAATTCAGTTTTAATCAAGACTGGTAATGTATATTATGCCAGCGGTGTAGTTCCAGGATTTACCGGACTTGCTGCAGGATCAAGTTATTTTCTTTCCACCTCGGGTAACATTACTGCTACACCGCCTACACCAACATCTTCTGTGCGTGTACTTTATTTAGGTTTTGCACTGAACGGTACTGACTTACTATTCCGGCCTGGCATACCTATCACAGGAATCTAAGGAATATAAATGGCCATTACTAACAGCCAGCGTGATGTTGATTTAAGTACTATTCTGAATAATAGTTATCTTAACATACCTATAACAGACGGTATCAGCCCCACAGGCTATTGGTATTACCACACTCCTGTTAACGCTAACAATACCAGTCTAGGAACCAATGTCACTATCTATCGTTGGGGCAATGCGTTACCCTTAGTTGGTAGTGTTAGTGCATTGACCATAGATGGCACATTTGCTTTGATCACTGAGTCTTGGGACGGTGCAAATGTCAAGTATCATGGTGGGTGTATAGAATGGGTAGGTTCTGGAGTAAATGATATTACTAATGAAGTTGAAGATGATGCATTTTTCTTTGCACATCTAGGAACACTAAGTACTGCACCTGACGACGACATCTTCTACTGGGATAGAGCCTATGAGCCCGAAGCTGGTAGTAATTGGGATTACTATCAGTATCACGCACACTCACCTACATTTTATCCTAATTATGAAAATGGTCGCCAAGTTATAGGTGCTGGCGGCTATATCAATCCCTCAGACAAAGCATATGGTTATATGATCACTACGCAGGTGAAATCCGGCGGCGTGACCTATTCCAGCGTATTAGGCCGTGTACATACACCATCAATTGGTGGAGCACATAACAGCCATAACGATGTAACATTGCCTACTGCTGCTAATAAAAATTATATGCCCGGAGGAATTCTAAAAGGAATAGGCGAGCGTTTTCATGCTTTTTATATAGCAGCCAATGGTGCTAACTGGGACATTTTTACACGCACCTTTACTGTTGCTGCACAGAGTTTTGGAGCTCAAACTACGCTGGGCACATATGATCTTGCAGATCCCTTTTTCAACCCCACACTAAATCAACAAAGCCAATATCCTCTTCGTGCTGCCTGTGGTGCTAGTTTTGGCGCACGAATTTATTTCCCTGTAATACTTAACAATGCAACATCAGGATTTGACCTTGAGATATGGTCTTTCAACAGCTTAGACACTATTGCCGGTGGTTCATTAACTCGACAGGTATTGGTATCGGGTGCTACTGCTAGACCCGACTGCTACTGTGCAACCCTGGGCACAACAGCATTGTATGCATTGTTTACTGATGTTGCTGGAGGAGGTACAGATCTTTGGAAATACGATGGTACTACTTGGACATCACAAGGTAGTTTCCTCACAAACAATTCAGCTGACCCCATTCGTGTACACGGATTTGAATTCAATTCACAAGATTTCCGTTGGTATGCCTTATTATCAGGTACGGCATCAGGAGGCGGTTCCTATTTAGGACCTGGATTATACAGTTTTGATCTTGACGATGCCTTTACTGGTTATAATCATTTAGATTACGATGCCACAAACAATAGTTTTGTTAAGCGTGGTAAATTAGCCGCAGGTTACTTAAAATATACTCCTAGTATAGCTACCTATACTCGTGTCAACGACATAGAGCCTAAGGCCATTGCAGCTGACACACTAGTATTTGATTATACTCAGCCCAACAACCAATGGTATAATCGTCGATCGGTGGGTTTTGGGGGTAATGATTTTTATTATCATTCAATTACACTACAAGACGGAAGGCGTTTTGCTTGCGGACAAGTTACAGACAATGAAGGAAACTTTGGTTCACCCGGGTCGGCTGATTTCCTAGTTAGCATTTATTCTGCAGATTTAAGCTCGGCTGTGCATCTTGCAGCTGGCACTTCGGGTGACGATTATCTAACAGGCTGTTGGGAAGATGCTGCCAATCGCCGTATTTACATGACCGGTTATTGTAAAGGTGCCGTTGTCCCAAAAGGTGATATATGGATACACGGATGGTGTCGTAATTTGTCTGATGGCGGTAGTGCTATGGAATGGGCTGATATGGCCGTTGACTCAGAAGGAAATGTATATCTAATAGGCAGTCACGATGCCGGTTGGCTAATGATTGCAAAATATGATCGCAACTACAACCTAATATGGCAGAAAAGATTGGGCGACGACACTAGCTTTAGCGATATTGGTTTAGGTGTGGCCGTAGATTCTGCTGATAACGTTTATTTCTGCGGCAGCACTGAAGAAGTTGGGCAGGGCCTTAAAGATGCACTTTTATTTAAAATGAACACTTCAGGCACTTTGCTCTGGGCCAAAGCCTACGGAAACGCAAGTAATAATACTGCAACTTCAGTGGCCTGTATCTTAGATGGTAGTGATATTCGTGTGATTCTAAGTATAGTTACCGAATCAGATACTGTATTTCTTATTACTGATTCGTCGGGCACAATCGTCGAACAAAATAGCGTTACCGGTCTAAAAGTAAACCGTGTGCGAGCCGACCTTGGCCAGACTACAGCCGGAAGATTTTTATTTGCTGGCAACGACGCAGCGTCAGATGGTAGATTTGGTATGTGTCAATTAGATGATCCTACTCGTATGGTACAGTGGATCTGCGGTATTAATACTGCCGGCAACGTAGATCTTAAAGATATTACTACTACTCAAAGCCCGGATATTAATCAAGACAACGCAAAATATGCCATAGTTGGCAAAGATGACACAGTGGGGTATGTGGCCAATTATAATGTCAACGAGGATGCAGGTGTTTACACTATTACTGAATCTTGGAAGAAGCAAGTTTCAAGTAGTGAATTACGAGGAGTAATATGTACACCACTCACTGAAGCTGTAAGAACAGTATATGCAGTAGGCACTACCAGTGCTGGTAATGTTGCTACAATGGGTATGCAAGAAGGATTAATGACTGCTTGGTCAGTAACAGATGGCACCAATCAATACAAAAATGTGTTTGGTCACGACATGGACGAAGAATGGGTAGGCATCGCCTGGGATTACTATCATCGTAATGTGCTTGCAGTAGGATGGAGTGAGAGTCATTCAGACAGTCGAGATGCTATATTTTTCCGTTACGATAAATTTGGTTTTGGCACTGGTGTATACAATAATACAGCGACAGGTACTAGTCCTTACTATTACAACAAGACTACAGTGGCTACTGCCAACAGCACAGCCACATTGGATACTGTAACAGCTCCTACTGACACGGCTGGAGGTATGACCGCAACTTCGTATACTCCCTTTATAGAAAATTCTGACTACACAGCTAGAAATTTTGACGGGGCATTTGGTGCAAATGGAGTGTTTACTGGTATAATAGCTTACTTTGATCTTGACAAGTTTCAGCAATATCTTAACAGCGAGGAATATCGCTCTCAAGCAGCTGGTAAATGTAACCCTTTGATCTATGTGTCAGATCCTACCTCAATAGGAGGATTTTATCAATTTGCCACTGTAGGTGATGGATCAGCTGACGACGGCAACATTTTTGCTTACGATGTTATTCGACATAGTAATGGCACAGTCTGGGCTATAGGTCAAACCTCAGGCGACATAACAATGACAAACGCCGGTTTGTCTGGTGTATATGATTATCTCTTAGTTGAGTTGGATCCCGCAACTGGCGAATTAGAGTTTTATCAAAATGGAACTGAAAAGGACGAAGAAACCTATGCGTTAACAGAGTTAGCAAACGGTAATATAGCTTATGTAGGTCGTACCTCCGGCAACCTAGGCGGTGTAAATAGTGGCGGATATGACATATTCTTGGGCATGTTTAATACGAATACCGAAACTAGCAGTTATTTCAGCATAGGGTCAGGATTAGATGATGTAGCAGTTAATGTACATGACCTTGGCAGCAATACTGCTGCGATAACTTATTTTACTTACGGAAATGTAGGAAATGCAACAGTAAACTTTGGCAGTCAAGATATTGGTGTTATTAAGTTTGATTATAATACTAATACCTGGGGTAACTCTTACCAGATAGGATCAACTACTTCAGAACTATCAGAACAAAACGGTAAACCCAGTGCCTTGCTGAGCAATGATCGTATAGCTGTTATATGTAGCACAGCAGGTGTATTTGCTGACGACGCAGTGACTTTTGGTTTCTTGGATCTAGGACTAGGTATACTTAATTTTACTACCGGCGAATGGAAAAAATATCAATTGGGAACCACAGCCAATGAAGTTTGTTCCAGCGTCAGCAGGTTTGGTGATACTTTGTTGCTAGGTGGTAATGCTGGGGGCTCGTTTGATGACAAGATTGATGCTATATTTGTAGAGTTCGATGCCCAAGAAGGTTTAGTAGGACGCAGTAGTTCGGTCTAGTTTTAATTTCAATACAACAAGTAATTTTACTTAATGATATCGTGTGAATTCAAACAGTATTCGCAAAATGGCGAAGACGGTATAATCTCTAACATTTTTAAACACATAGGCACTACCAATAAAATTGCAGTAGAATTTGGTGTTGGTGATGGCCTAGAAGCTAACACAAGATTATTAGCCGAACAAGGATGGAACTGTTATTGGTTTGACGGATTACCTGCAGATAATAGACCTGCAAATATAAATTACAAACAAACTTGGTTAACAGCAGATAATATTGTTGTTAACTTTGAATCAATGAATATTCCTGACCAGTTTGACCTACTAAGTATAGATGTAGATGGCAACGACTACCATCTAAGAGAAGCATTACAGGATTACCGACCCAGAGTTATTGTTCAAGAATACAATGGCAGTTTTGGTCCAGGCGAAGAATACATTATGCCCCGAAACGATAGCTATTCCTGGCAGTTATGGGCAAAAGATTTTGGTGCTAGTTTATTAAGTCTAACTCAGCAAGCCAACAGATTAGGTTATGATTTAGTATACTGCGAAAGTCGCGGTGTAAATGCATTTTATATACGCAGCGACATTAATTGTTTTTCAAAATTAACAGTGGAACAAGCCTGGCGACCCTTGTGGTGGGCCAATCAAGTATGATACCTCGAATAATACATTTTATATTTTTTGGTTTTACAAAGTTTGAATTTATACATTATTTGGCTGTGCGTAGTGCAGCCGAAGTGCATCAACCTGATCGAATATTTTTATATTATAGTCAAGCACCCGTAGATAATCCATTATGGGATGCTATACTGCCTTTAGTTGAATTAGTGCCAGTAACTCCACCTGAAGAATTTAATGGGGTAAAATTAGAAAGTTATCAGTATAAGGCCGATATATTAAGATTACAAAAACTTATTGAAGTTGGCGGTATATATTTAGATATAGATATTATCAGTCTTAGACCTTTAACACCATTACTCAATAATGAATGTGTGCTAGGTATAGAAAGTGGCGATCAAACTTTAGAGTCGGCTGAAAGTATAACTAATGCAGTAATTCTATGTCGACCAAATCATCCATTTATCCAAGATTGGTTAACAGAAACTGGTAATAATTTAGAAAATAAACACTGGGCGTATCACGGAGTTAATTTACCAGTTGAATTATTAAAGAAAAAAGAATATAATGTTCGCCTGGAACCTAGAAATTCATTTATGCCATTTGGTTGGAGGGATACTTGGGTATTAGAAAATGATATCAGTAAACTAGAATTATTAGCAGATTCTTATACTATACATCTATGGGAAACTATATGGCAACCAGATTTGATAAAAGTAGATAATAATTATTTAAAAACAAGTAATAGTGTACTAGCAAAATTATGTAGTAAGTATTCAACGAGGACAATTATGCCAACTAGTAGTAACAGCGGAAAAGCCTGGATAACAGATCAAGTAAAACATATCGCTAGACGATTTAAAGTCAATAATGTTTTAGACATCGGAGCCGGTGCCGGAACATATTGGGAAAAATATAACAAGATTATACCAGGTACATGGACAGCAGTAGAAGTATGGGAAAAGTATGTTGA